CTACACGACGCTCTTCCGATCTGGTTTCGACCAGTGCTTTGATTTGCGGACCGGCGCGTGTAAAGCCGTCGGTAATCTTGCGGCCTAAACTCGTTGCCTTTTCTGCGATGCCATCAAACAACGGCCGCATCGGCTCCAGTCTGGCTGCAATCGTTTTCGCGGTGTCGGCCACACTATCCTTGATTTTCTTTGCGACGCTGATAACCTTTGTACCGTACTTCACACCGGTCTGCACCACGCCGCCGATCTTCCTGCCGATCTGCTCGAAGGTTCCTGCGTTGGCCATATTCTGCATCTTGGTTGCAACCCAGCTCAGTCCCTCTTTGGCTGCATCAAAGGCGCTGCCCTCAATGATCTCACCGGTGCCGCTGATGCCGGCCATGTTGGCAAGACCCGTTTTCCATACGCCGGTAATCGTGGACATGATACCCTTGTAACTCTTTGCCTGAATCTCCATGCCGCCTTTAAAACGTTCCTCCATCAATGCAAAAAGGGCATCGTTGAACTTTTTCTGGTCAACGATCTGCCCTTTATTGTTTACGATGGTCTGGTTTTTATAAAGTTCGGCACCCTTGGCCTCGATCATAGCTTTCGTAATACCGAATTCTTTAAGCCTCTCAAGCTCCCCAGTTTGGGCATCAGCTACTGCTTCGACTGCCTGCATGATGTCCTTATTCATGACGCCGGCCATATCACCGATCTGGGTCATAGTTTTTTGTGCATCGATGCCGTAGGACTGCAGGCGCACCGTTGCTTCCACGATGGAATCGGTTTCAAACGGGGTTTTATTCGCAAAATCCACCGCCCATGCCATCATCTGAGCCGCCTTTTTCTGGTCCTTCATGACAACGTTTAAGGTGCTGCGGTATCCCTCCAGACTGGATGCACTTTCCAGAGCGGACATCGATACATTTTTCAGTGCCTGGGCGCTTACATAGGTTGCGGCGACTCCCGCTACTGTCTTGGTCAGGCTTTTGACGCTGTTCGATACCGCCGAAAAGGTTTTGTCAAAGCTCCCCTGCTTCTTTGCACCAAACAGGAAGTCAACAATAAATCTATTCTTCGCCAATTTCGGAAAGCACCTCCTCTGTCTGCACCATCAGCTCCAGAAAATCACTGAGCGGCATCGTCCACAGCCGAAAAAAATCAGCGTGCAGAATGATAGAAAGACTGATGGCAGATTTTTTGAGCAACAAGGCGGCGGTATGGTCTAATCCTCTGAGAGAAAAAAATTACCGATCGTATAGCGCAGCTGCGCTGCATCCTTCGCACCCAGCATCTTAAACAGGTCAAACGGCAGGCCGGTCACCTTTGCCGCTGTAAGATACGCAAAGGTCAGGCTCTTTTCCGGAACCATGTCCATTCCGTCGATATTCTCTGCCTGTTTGAGAAGACTTGCATAGTCCTCACCGGATAGATCTTCCAGACCGGAAAGGTCAAACGCTTCATGTTTTTTCGTTTCATAGGTTACCGGCTTTTTCAAAATGAACTTTTCCATGCTATCATATCCTTTCTTTGGGTTCTCTAAATCAAATCTCTGATTTCCTTCATGTAGTCGATGCCCTCTACCACAAAGATGTGATTGAACTTGTCCAGCTCCAGCACAACAACGCTGCCGTGGGTAATCTTGATATAAGACAACTCCAGCTTGGTTGTGGTTTCGGTCGGCTCACCCTGTTTGAAAGTTCCTACCGAATAGCTCTTCGGCACGCCACGGCAGACCACCTTTAAACCTTCCTGGCTGTTTGTTCCGGTTGCTGGGTCGTGTTTTGTCTGTGCTGCCCGCAGAGTCAGCGTGTGCGCCTTTGGGATCATCAGGCGGCTGGATTCTTCGGATACCGTGCGGAATTTCAGTTCGATTTCCAGCGAGCCAAAATAGCCTGGTGTCGGGTCCTCCATTGTACCGGCAATTCCTGCGCCGCTGATTTCGGAGGTAACTGCTTCCAGATCCGGCAGTGTCACCTCTCCGTTGGTGCCGATCAGCTGCTCACCCTCGTTGTAGATGTTGTAATCGGTCAGCTTGGTCGGAATCGTTCCCTTGTTCATATTCTCACTCCTTTTCAGGTTATTTCAAAGCTTCCTGAAGCGCACCGGTGTCATATTCCACTGTGGTCAGGATCTGCTCGGCTGGTGGGTAAGGAGAAAACAACATCCCGATGCGGATGATTCCGTTGATCAGGTCGGTGGTTGGGTTGTCCTCCTGGTCAAAAACCATACGGGCTTCCGCTACCATGTATCGCTGTTTCCATGCGTTGCCTTTGATATTTTCACTGTCCACGATGCTCTCGATCAGGCGTCGGTTTGCCGGATCATCCACCTTCTGGAAGTAGGACAGGATAAACTGATTAGCCCACCAGTTGTACATCCTGCGACAAGGAATGAAACAATCCTTAATATCGGTGTTGCCAGGATAACAGGCGGTGCGGTTGCCCCATGCTTTCCAGCCGTTCATGTTGATTGCGGTTACAATACCCTGAGAGTTGAGCAGATTTGCCTGCTCCAGATCCAGGATCACCTCGGTACCATCTGCCAGGCAAAGTCCGCTGATTTTGAGCGACTTATTCGAGAAGGAAACATAAGGAATCCCGTCGTTGTTGTAGTCGGTATCTGCAATCAGCGCCGCTGCTGCTGCAGAGTAGTGATAAATTTCTTCCCCAATCTGTACCATCGGCCAGAGCAGGGTGCTGTTTTCCTGCACAAAATTGTTCTTGTTCTTTTCCGCATATGCTGCGTCGTAGGTTGTGACCGTTTCGGTGTCCAAGTCCACCAAGCAGTGGTAACGGAACACGCTGTTCAGACTGTTCGTTTTGGCCGTCATGGCGTTATAAATCTCTGGCTTGCCGCTGAAGCCTGGAACCAGTAAAGTTCCCGGCACCATTCCAAAACGCGGATAAATTTCCCGGATCTTTGCAATTCCGGCCAGAATGTCCTCATCCTCCACTGCAGATGGATCGAGTACATCATAGGTCGCTGTCAAAGTTGCTGTATCTTCCAGAATCTTTCCGCCCTCGATGCGCTCGATGACCGCTTTGCCGTCTTCAAAGGAAAGCAGATAATCTTCCCCGACGGTCAGTGCTTCCTCGGTCTGGGTCAGCTGCACCGATGGCAGCAGCACACCCTCTTCCGGAAGCTGTGCCTTGCCTTCCAGCATCTGCACGCTGACGGTTGTTTTCTGCTGCTTGTGCTTGGTCGGGTCGAGCACGTTAATCATGATCAGCGGCGACACGTTGTAGGTCGCAAACGAAAGCTTGATGCTTTCGCAGATGGTATAGGTCAAGTGGTCTGCGTTCATGCCCATCTTCTCGACCGCTTCCTCGTAGTTATACGCAATCTGTGGTGCCAGTGGGTCGCTTAAGTTCCCCATGTTGACCGGTGCCAGACCGACTACCACCTGCACGGCCGAATCGACCTGCACCGGCGCCACGATCTGTGTCTGTTTTTCCGACACCTGAATTCCGTGAAAAAATGCCATTTTCTTCACCCTTTCTTTTTATATTAAATCGCTGTAATCCGGCCCTGGGGACGGAATATTTACCTCAAACATAACTGCTCCAAAAAAATAAGGATATGTTTCCTTCTCTATGCTGCCAAGCGTAAATTGAATTGGTTTTTGAATCTCAAACTGGTCATTCAATGTAGGCTTTTCTGCCAACGACAATCGAGTGATCTCAATCAAATGGCAGATTTTTTCATATCCTTTTAGCTCAGGTTCCTGATCTTTGGTTGCAAATGTAAGAATAACCTCAATTGAACTTTTTTCATTATCATCGCTTCCCACCTCAAGACTTATCAGGCAGTGCGGCAAATATTTGTCAGCATCTCCCTCATATTTAAGTGGAGGCAGGTTTCGTATAAAAACTTGCAGATCATGAATACCTGACTGTTCTGCAATATCTATCACTCTTTTTTTTAAAAGTTTCTGAAGCTCAAAAAGTGTCATTTCATTCTCCTCAGATAATAACCAATCTCATGGTCAATCTGTTTCTGCAAAAATTGTGTTCCATCTTTCACAATCGCACTGGAAGATTTCTCGTTACGAATCATAGACGGAATAGAAGGACCACGTAGCTCCACGATATTTTCATCGTTTGGATGTCCTTTTCTCGGATTCTTTCGGTAAACTCCCAACTCTCTCTCAAAAACTCCAATATGTCCATTCGATGTACGCATAATAAAAGCTTTGGAGCGGGTAGAGCTGCCGTCTAATTTCTTCATAGAATTATTGATTAGTACTCTTGCAGAAATTGATTCCGGAGGATTTTTCTTAACAGGCATCCTTCTGCTGGTTTCAAAGCGATATAAAGGCACTTTCTGCGAAGCGACAGACATCACTCCAGCTGAAATTTCTGCTCCTTTCTTCGCTTTATAAACCTGAAGTGTTTTTTGAATATCCTTTTTTCGAATATTGGTAACAGCATAATTTTTGAGAGTTTCATTTTTGATTGGTTTTACCAGATGGGTGGCAGTACGATTGACAGCTTTTCGCATAGCAGCTTCTGCCTTGTCTTTCATACCACCTAATTGTCGAATAATTTTCTTTTCATCGATTTCCCCTATCTCAAAAACCAACTGAGGCTCTTTTCCTGTACTCATCGGTTTGCCTCCAGTGCAATTCGCCAAATCAGTCTTCCGGTGACGCCCTTGACAAGATAGGTCTTTCCGTCCAGTGTCAAATGTGCCCCTTCTGCCGGTTTTCCGGGCAGATCGGCAGGACGAACCAAAATCAGCCGGGTGGCCGTATTATAACCATCAGCATACTTTGGCTGTGACTTCATCTTTTCCAGTGTCACCTCATCAAAGATAACCGGAATCTGCTGGCCGTCCACCTCATGGATGTCGGCCAGCTCTTCCAGGTTAAAAACGACTGTATCCGTGTCATGCTGGACCATCGTTTTAAAGATGCTCATTATACACCTGCTGCTTTCAGCTCATAGCCGTTGCCTTCTGCATTTACTGTTGGCACCTTTCCTGCATCCCCTGCACCAGATGGAGATGGTACACCAAGACCTGGGTCACCCTTTTCACCTTTCGGACCCGGAACACCTGCAACCGCCAGACAATCCTGTAATCTCACCTGTACAGTAGCTCCGGAACTTTCTTTTTTCTTCACGCAGATTCCGGCCGGAATTTCGGATGCGCTCTTTGCCGCCTTCATGGTCTTGCTGGAATCATCCCAGTAAGCAATCGCGCCAAACTCGATGGCTGCCGAAGTGTCGGCCGGAAACTCCCAGACACCGGTCAGGGCCAGTGCTCCCAATGCTCCCACCTCGATCTGACAATCCGCTACCGCAATGCGATTGGTTCCCATTACCACCACATCACCGGATTTGATGACCGCCGCAGTGTCGTTTTTATAGTCGATTCTGTCGCCTTTCTGAATGTAAACTGCCATAAAGAATCCCTCCCTTATTTGCCCGGATTGTAGCTCATGCTGCGGTAATCGATAACATTGATGCCTACATCATGGAACATCCGGTACTCGATGCCCAGCGTGTTCCAGGACACCATGCTTTCCAGTGTCGGTGTGCGCTTGCCGTTTAAGTAGGTCACCTCGATGCCGTCCGCTTCATTCGGGTCGGCCACTGCATAGTAACCCTTCGGATTTGCAATATCCAGCTGTGCATCGGTGATCAGCTGGAAGGCCGATTTCATCGGATTGATGACGCCGCTGTTTGCTGCATCCGGGTCGGCAGTGGATTCCAGGATCTGACGGATTGCCATGCCCAGAGTTACTGGCGCCAGCACAAATCGCGGCTTGATGTTGAGAACACCCTCGTTGTCGATGTCCTTCTGCTGGGACATAGCAACGATCATCTCGTTAAAGGATGCAATCGAAGGAGCAGCTCCAGTAAAAAGGTTGTGGTGACTTGCGTCAAACAGATTCTTTCCATCAGACATCTTCGCGTTTTTGGTAAGCGCCTCATAGCATTTTTTATTGATGAAGCGCTGGCTGGAGCGCACGTGCGCGGTAATCATGCGGGCAATGGTACCCAGATCATCGTTGATGATGGTCTGTCGGCTGAATCCAAACTTCTTTCCGTAAGTTTTCAGGCTAGTTTCTACCCCTTCATCCTTACCGCTGACTGTCTTGAACTCACCGTTTTCCGCAACCTCCTGCATCTCACCGCTTGCTGCCATGCGATAACGGGTCATCTTCTTAAAATCCGGATTGGAGCCGACGCTGGTCCAGTACTGATAGGTGGTCGGTGCGGTCGCGTAAGCTCTGGCGATAGTTGCGTTCATGGTGGAGTTGATGATTGATACAAAGCTGTTGGTATCGGCAAACTGGCCGCGGGACTGCACTGCCATCTCTCTCCAAAGTTCATCCGGAGACATGCGATGTGCATCCCTGACACCGCAGCGCATTGCACAGTCTGCCATCAGCTGATGCAGGCTCATACCGCGAAAACTTTCTGCACCAGGGGCTGGTTTTTCAATCGTTTCTCCCATACGCAGAAGCAGGCCGTCGCGTGCTGCAGCGCGGTATTTGTCCTCCTCGTCTGCTACCACCGTCACATGGGAGGTCAGCGGGGTTCGGCTTCTTTTTAAATTTTCCAGAATGGCTGCGCGGACCTGATCCACACTGCTGCCGTCCTTGATATACTCCTCCGGCTCCACATCAAAACTGCGGCAGAGCGAATAAATTTCTGCACATCTCTGTCGTTCTGCTTCTGTGTTGTCGGTGGTCGGAACTGCCGCTGGAGCCGGTGCTGCCGGCTGTGGTGCTCCTCTTTCGCCACCATGTTCCGGTGCTGCCACCGGATTGCCTGGATTATTTTTGTCTGTTACTGCACTCATTCCATTTTCCTCACTTTCTGGATTTTTATTTCTGCCGGCACCGACATCGTCATCGGCCGGAACCGGCTCAAAGGAAATCTCCATCGGTTCCCACTTGGTCGCCACATAGCAAGGACCGGTAAAGCGTCCATTACTGGATGTCTTTCCGGCCCTGACCTCTTCATATGCGTTTACAATGTATCCAACAGAGATTCCTTTCAAACTTCCTGACTTCACCTTCTGATAGATGAGGTCGCTTTTTTCATCTGTGTCAAACGATACAACAGCTTCTCCTCGTTTTTTCTCCCCGTCGATGCTCAAAGACACAATCTTTGCAATCGGCAGACTGCCATATACCGGATCACGTCCATGATGAAACAGCACCGATCCCACGTTCTGCAGACGGTTCAGATCGACACAGCCTTCATCATGGCACAGAATTTCCGGCCCAAACCAGCGGTCCACCGGCTTTTCTGAAGAAAAGGACAGCTTAACCGTTCTTTCCTGCTCCGATACTTCCCGCACCTGCATCGGCATGGTGCGAAAATTACTCTTCATCGTCGGGTTCTCCTGCGGATTTCCCCTTGTTTTCATTGCTTTCCTCCAATCCCAGCTCCTTCATGAGCTGTTTTTCTTTTGCTCGCTGTTCCAGAATTGCTCTCCAATCCTTACCCTGTTCTGCCGCTACTTCCTGTAAGGTTGTCTGGTTGGTTTCCATCGCGATTCGGTTTGCGTTGACCTCCTTCACCGGATCAATCCAGCTCATTCCCTTGGCAATCCACTTACATTCGGTGTACTTTTCCGGATTGGTAAAATAGTCCGGAATATCCAGGCTCTTCGCCATCACGCAGCTTTCCATCCACCAGGCATAAACCTTGCGACAGAGATGTTCGGAAAGATAATGCTGCCACTCCTTGTAAGTTTCTCTGTCCTCTATCAGATTCTGTCTTGCGGAAGAATAGGTCGATTGACTCATATCGCGGGAAACAGCCTCATAACTCAGTCCCAATGCCGATGAAACACCTCGAAGCAGGATTGAAACCATATCCTTTGCATTGGATGCCTGACCGGATGGGTTTACCACCTGAATTTCGTCCCCCGCGTCCAGCTCCATGATCATACCGGGCGCCAGTTTCTGCTTCTTGGCTCCAGTTGCCTTATCGGTTTTCTGGTTGCGGCCCAATCCTAGAGCTGCATTTACTTTCTTGATAAATACTGCTAAACACGCCAACATCCTTTCTTTTACTGATACTGCATTTAAAAATTGATTTAAATCTCGTAATCTGGAAAGGACGTTGGAAAAACCTGAAATTTCTCTAACCTGGCTGGTTCGCTTGATTTTATTGAGATAGATGACCCGATCCGCCGGGATACGCACTGTCCGACCGGTTTCCCCGAAGGTGTCGTACACCGTAAAGTGATAGGCAACCGGTTTGTTGAAGGAATTAACCTCAATCCCGCCGACCACCTGATTCTTCCCGTGGAACAGCACCCCGCTGTCCAGCTCGTCCACCTCTTTGATCTGCAGCTGAAGTGGAAATCGTTTGTTCCCGCTGTAAGAAGCGACAATCAACAGACCGCCGTCCACCATCATGCGGCGCACTGCTATTTTGAGGATCTCACAAAAACACAGCCGCCCGGTCACGTCGCAGTTTTCTGCATGACACCAGCTCTCCCACAACCGTTCGATCTTCTTTTCCAGCTCTGGATGATCGATTTTGCAGTCCAGACGGATGCCGGAGCCGACCACATTTCGCTCCATAGCAAGGATACTTGCCTCCACATAGTCGGCATTGCGTTCCAGATCCCGGGCGCGGTGGCGGATGGTGTCGCGGGACATGGCGTTGATATCCTCCGCCCGCCCGTCGACCGGTGTCCAGTTGTCCGAATCCCGCCCTCCGCCCGCGTCATACCCGTTTCTTTTCCCTAAAAAACGCATTTTCAGGGTTTCCCACACACTCACCTGCATTCCTCCTTTTTCTCCTTCAGAAATCTTCGGGCAAAAACTTTAAGCATCCCCCGCTACCCCCTGTCGGCAAACTCTACGATACACAGATTCCCGCCCTGTGCCTGCCGAATCTGGCTTTCCAGAGCTTTCTGCCGGCTGTACAGGGTCGCCAGATTTGCCTTGGTGACACTCTGGCCGTCCACATTGTAGCTCTGCGCACCGTTTTCAATCGCCGCGATCGCACTGCAGAGGTTTTCATACTGCTTTTCCAGACTGATCATATCCAATCACCTCCCCAGTCGTAGTCATCATCGTTTCCAAACCAGTTTTCTTCCTCATCCTGCTCCCGCTGATAGGTCGGTTCTTCCTCTTCTGCTTCCGGCTGCTCCTCAAGCAAAGCAAAAGCCCCCATCAGATCTGCCGCGCAGGCAGCATATACCTCGCAGTCCAGATAATGGTTGTCGGCGTTGCTGGTCTTTTTCTTCCACACCCAGCTGTCCACCCCGTTTTTGCGCTCAAATACCTTGTGTTCGCTTGTAACCTGGTTGCAGTATTCCTGATCCACCCCGTCAAACACCTGCCAGCTGCCGTCCTGCGCGTTGATTTTGGCATAAATCATGCTTTTATAGTAGCTGCCGTCGCAGATGACAAGGTTGAGTCCTCGCGCGACACTGTCCTCTTTTTGGATGGGCGAGACTCGATACCGGGACGGCATCGGGTGGGATGCACCCTTTACCGGTATGGTAAGAGGGTTGTGGATATAGCAGAAATCGTACACAAGGTCTGTCTGGTCACCAGAATCGACCAGAGTCAGATCGATGTACCAATCTTTCCCCTTCTGGTCGTAGTAGGACTGGTTGATGACATCCCACAGGGTATTAAAGTCCGTTCCTGGGATGCAACCGTGATCGATGTTGTAGATTTTCTTGCCCTGCCCCCAGGCATCCACCGTGTAATACAGGCAGGTTTGCTGCACATCCACCCCACAGGTGATAATCTGTGCCCAGTCCGGAACAATTCCTCTGGTATAGATTCCCCGGTTGTCCAGGATCTTCTGGGCACCGGCGGTGCTGCCGACATCTTCCCATGGCTCTCCCAGCCAGGAGTTGACAAAGTTCTGCATCTTCTCCTGATCTCCCTGCGCATCCAGCCACTTATAGGCCACATCCCGAAAGGAAAGCCAGGGCGAATAGATGGCATTGAGCGAAAAGCCGGTCTTTTTGGGGCTTTGCTTTTTGCCGTCCAGCTCCTCCTCGTTCATCCAGCGGCCCTGTTTGAGCATCTTGTGCTTGTCCGCATCAAAGAGCTGCCCCTGGCAATAGGGACACTCATAATAAGCCGACTCAGCACGTTCGGTCTTGGTGCCCTCTTTGATAAACTTGATCTGCTGAAAGCGCAGTCGCTGAAACTTCCCGCAATATGGACAGGGTACATAAAAATAGAGCTGCCGGGTGCAGCTCTCCCACTCTTTCCAGATTGCGCCGGTCTTTAGGGTAGGCGTAGAGGTGATAAAGATCTTCTTGTTGTATGCAAAGGTGTTGGTTCGCTCCCTTGCCAGAGAGATCGGATCGGCCTCCTTGCCGCCTCCGGAGCGAGGAGGATATTTGTCCACCTCATCGAGCAGCACAAATCGGATCGGCTTCGATGAAAGCGACGCTGCCGAATTGGCACCGGTAAGCGGGATATACATATTCTCAAACTGCAGAGCCAGCAACTTGCTGTCCTCTTCCCGGAACTTTTCGGCCAGCGGTCTTGTTGCCCGCAGCATGGGCTGGATGCGGTTTTTGGAAATATCCTCGGCCAGTGTATCGGAGGGATAGACCACCAGCGTCGATGCCGGGTCCTGATCCACGATATACCCCAAAATATTGAGAATCGATTCGGTGCCGCCGACCTGCGTCGGCTTGATAAAGACAATTTCCTCGATCCGGTCATCCGAAAAGGCATCCATGATTCCCCGAAGATAGGGGGTTTTCTCTGTTTTCCAGCGTCCGGGCTGGTTGGAGGTTCCGGCCGGAATGATGCGGTTTTTATCCGCCCACTCACTGACTGTCATTCTTTCCGGCGGTTTTAGTGTTTTCATACTGTCCAGAATCCAGCTCGGATAATTTACCTTGACTCCATTCCGCGAGTACATCATGTACCACCTCACTTACTTCGCGTTCCAGTTCTTTTGCGGCATCCAGCTCCACAGACTTGGATGCCAGGATGCCGATTTTTCGGGGAAGGAGCAAAAGTGCCTGTTTTAAGGCAACAAAAAAGGCGGCCAGCTCATCCGCTACCACCTGTTTTTCGATATAGTCTCCCCGCTTGATCCCGTTCTCAAGCTCCCTGTTTTCGGTCTGCGCCTTTTTGAGCAGCGCTTCCCAGTAGAGCTTGCGATCTTTGAGACTCATTTTCTCCAGATCCTCCCCGGTCCCGCTGCCATCCATCCGCCAGGCGATGACCTCCCGGATTGGCCACCAGCCGCGATCAGCCTTCGGGCATCCGTCCTTCGCCCAGCTGGCCAAGGTCTTTGGCGTGACACCAAAAATCTCGGTCAGAAAGGAGGTGGGAACGCAGGTTTTTCCGTCGATTATTTTTGTCTTGATGTTGTTACCCAAAATCCCACCTCAATGTAACAAATTTCTAATCCATTTTTTCACTTCCAAACGCTTCTATCTACATCTCATGCAAGATCGGAAGAGCACACGTCTGAACTCCAGTCACG